CCATCTGCAATGTCTGAGGCAACGATAGTTCCGTCAACAAGGTCAGCAGAAGTAATGGTTCCACCAAGGTCTAACTTAGTCTTAGCAATAGCAGCAGATGCGTTTATGTCAGCATTAACAATAGTTCCGTCTAGAATCTTAGCAGATGTTACTGCTCCGTCTGCTAGGTCTCCAGCAACTATAGTACCGTCAGCAATCTTAGCCGAAGTAATTGCGCTATCAGCAATATCACCAGTAGCAATAGTTCCATCAAGAATCTTTGCTGAGGTAATTGCACCATCGGCAATATCTCCTGCAACAATTGTTCCGTCTGCTATCTTTGCGCTAGTAACTGCTGAGTCAGCAATTTTACCTGTGGTTACCGCAGTTGGTGCTAGTTTGCCTTCTGTGACTGATAGGTCATCAATCTTTGTTGTGCCTACTGCACCAGTTGCAATCTTACCGCTTGTAATAGCAGAGTCTGCAATATCACCTGAAGCAATTGTAAGGTCTGCAATTTTGGCAGATGTAATAGCACTGTCAGCAATTTTTGCTGTTGTTACGTTAGCATCTGTAATTTTAGCAGTAGTCACTGAGTTGGATTGCAACATCGCTGTTGTAATCATGTTTGTGTCGGTAGTCTCAAGGACGTTAGCAATAGTCAATCCGTGAGCAGTTGTTGTATTTTCAATATGCTCATTGGCTTCGCGATAGTCGCGAGCAATTGCCATATGCTTTACAACAGCACCTGCTGAGTGAGCAACGCCAATAACACCTTCTGTGCCTGAACCATCTACGCCACGAACAATTGTAAGTGTGTTTGTCGATACGGAGGTGACGTCTACAATTTCTTCAAGGGCTGTATCTGGGTCAATTACGACTGTAAATTTTTCTCCAGCAGAGATTGTCGCACCACCAAGAAGTGTTGGTCCTGAACCTACTGTAGCAGTTGTTGCTGTAGCAGTAAGCGCTGCAGTAAGCGTTGTCTGCTGAGAGCGTGATGAGTATTTTCTAGTTGTCATTCAGGTTCCTTATCGGCGAGAGAAATGAACTCGTGGTGGGTAGTTTTGCTGGTGCGCTTTAACTTCTTCATTAAGGCGCTGTGTGTATAGTGCATAGAGTTGCTTTGTAGCAGACTGTGATGAACCATATGGACGCTTGCTATCTGTCTCATCAGCCTGTGGGCTTGTTTGAGCAGCACGTGCTGGGTCTAGATAGGCAAGCAAACGATATGCTGCACCAAGAATAACTACGTCCCGAGTTGATTCTGGTAAACCTGTCTGTGTTACATAATCTTGTGCATTTGTTGTAAATGCTGTAGGGTTAGTTGCATAAACAACCTTAACAGTACGTCCTGGGATTGGAGCCTCACCAAGTGTTACTGTCTGAGCCCCTGAACCAAATGTATCTACATCTGCTACCGAGTCAAAGTCCCAACGACGAATTGGAACCCATTCCTGTGTAGGTCCGATTGCTTCCCAGGATAAAGTAATAATGTTGCTAATGTTTAAATCATTGAATGCATATGTAGATTGAGCGGCATTGAATGTGAATGTTGTTGTCTTAACTGCAAAGATGCTAGCGCCGAGAGAGCGGATAGTATCATTGATGGCACGTTTAATGTTAAACTTAGGAAATGTAGGTGCAATTGAAACCTTGGAATCTGCTGCGTGAGTTGCTGCTGTTGTTCCTAGGTAGCCACGTCCATAAGGTGATACTGTTGCAGTATTGGCGATACGGTCATATGAATCAATCCACATGAGTTCTTCATCAATTTCTACAATACCCTTACCAACAGAGTCTGTTGACCCAAGTGAAAGAATTAGAGGGGAAGCCGATGTCGACGTTGTAGTCGTAACAGGAGTTCTAAGATATGTTGAACGGTCCTGCTGGAATGTATAACCAGCAAGATTGACCTGTACCTCATCAATCATATTGGCAAGTGTTGTTGTCATTATTTCCTCTTGTCTCCTACGAATGCATCGTAGTAATTAACATCGAATGAAAAGCGTTTCATGTGTGGAACTGTCGCTCCAGTGTGTGCGTACAATGGCACTTCTGCCTTATCACACAAGGCGAAGAAGTATATATCTTCACCCATAAAGTTCTTGCCGTGTCCCACATCTGAGAACAATGGAGCATTTGGAATTACTGCCCTAATACGGTCTACTACGCTGCGATGCATGAGAACAAATCCCATGCCTGCTGCGCCTACCTGGATTAACTTATTCTTAGGTAGTGGATGGACTCTTTGAACACCTATTTCTTCACCCTTTGCAACAAAGTTGAACAATGTTGGCATTGGAATCATTAGTGTTTCTTCTGGTGTATCAGTTGTAAAATACACTCCTGTGACGATAGGACGCTTCTCAACGTCTTTATTATCCCATAGGAGTTTAAATGTATCAGGACTAATTACCACATCTGAATCAACCCATAAGAGCCAATCAGACTTATTGCCATCGTACCAGTAGTTAATAACCCTATCTCGCTGTCTAGCAATCTGATTGCCTTGACTGCGTAGAGTTGTTACTACTTCGGCTCCTCCATGAAGCATAACATCTGTTACGCCTTGCATAAACTTGCCATCTACCATACCATTATCGCACCAGGCGATAGCCAAAGTATCCATTTTGTCCCCTACTTTAATTATCTACTTCTTGCGGTTTTCTTTGCAATTGCTTTAGGTTGCTTAACGAACTGCTTGCCCTTCGCATTGCCTTTTGCTTTAGCCCTATTAGTGGCTGCCTTCTCAGCAGGTGTTAATGATGCCCACGCTGCTTCTGGTAAATAACGCTTCTTACCTTTTGATGGCTTGCCATCTGAGGTTTTCCACTTCTGTGCAGTCCACTTCTTGAGTGACTGTTGGGATTTAGCCAGAGCCATTACTTGTAACCTCCGCCAGCCTTCTTATACTCAACAGCAAGTAGTTGAGCCTTACGTGCTGACCACTCCCCAGGGTCTCCACCCTTAGAACCAGCCTTAATCTTCTTGAATAAAGAAGCACGCATTCCAGGCTTTGTATAATTGCCTGCTGAATTTACTTTTGACTTACTTTTTTTCTTGGCTACCATTTTACTTTATCAGCCCAATACGCTGCGGACATTTTGCCCTTAGCGATATTCTTAGCGTGACGTGCCTTGAATGAAGCCTGACGCTTTGTAGGTTGACGGTCTCCAGTTACACCTTGCTGCCCAAAACGAATCGTCTTAACTTTGCTACCCTCTTTGGCCACAACAACGTGTGACTTCTTTGGATGAGATGGTGTACGCTTTGGCTTGTTAAAGCCAGATACACCTGCACGCTTTAGTCTTGGGTCTTTCATTATTTAATTCTTCCCTTTTTGTCATATCTACGGTTCTGTAGAACGGCTCCCCAGAATTGTCCAGACTCTGGTGTACGCGCTGGAGAATCTTGAAGAGCATCCCACTTCTTATAAGCGCTAGCAACATTGCTTATATATCCTCGGATTGTCTTATCTAATTCTTTTGCACGTTGTTCTGCACTTTTTCTTTCTGCCTCAGCAGCAACTTTAGCAGCGGCTTCACGTGGATTAAGTGGCATTATTTCTTCTTTCCTGATTTCTTAGAAGTTTTCTTTACGACCATTTTCTTGCCAGTCTTCTTGGCTTCCATCTTGGCCATAGCCATACCTTTTGGTGTGTAGGCGAATTCTTTGCTTCCTACTTTTGGCATTACTTCTTCTTGCCCATCTTCTTCATTGCAGCCTTCTTAACAACAGCCTTCTTTACTGCAGACTTCTTCATAGCCTTCTTGCCCATAGAAAGTTCCATCATCTTTTCTTTCTTGGATTCCATCTTCTCAGCCATCTTGTATGCTTTTTTCTTCATCATTATATGTCGCCTGTTTCTTTCATGATTGATGCTACGGATTTCGTAACTTTGTCTGCTCTTGTCATTGTGCCACCATCATAGGCTTTGCCCAATGTCTCACTTGCTTTATATGCTGCCTCAACCTGAACTGGATGTGTACCATTAGGTTGAATTCCATCCGCTCTTGCCTGTCGATAAAAGGCTAAGTTCTTATTCCACTTCTTATCGGCCACTGGCCTAGCGGCATCTCCAGTATTGAGTTGGAGATTCTTAGCCTTACATCCAAAGCAAGGGTCATAATTGCAATTGCTGTGGTCTATAAATACTTCTTCTAAACCCTTAGGTGGGGTATCAGACTCGATACTGCATTTTGTGCATCCCCACTTAACAGCCTGGAAATCTTGCTTATTGTCAAAGCCCCACTCGAGAACTTTGGCTATATGGTCGCAGTTAGATTGCTCTAAAGTTTGCTTCTGTGACACCGATGCCCCCATTGATTAGTCCCGTCTTTTCTTCCTCAGTAACCTCAGTTTCATGTCCACCTAGGTAATACTTATCAACGGCATCTAATTGGTCCTGAGTAAAGAATCGACCAGTGCGATATGTATTGCCAGTCTTGGTTACTGTTAAACCTTGTCGTAGTTTATAGAAGTAGAACAAGCGATGTCCACCAGTAGGACCTTCTTCAACATATGGTGTTGAAAATATATAAGTAGTCATTGTTCTCCTTAATGAACTTACTGCCAAGCAGGAAACACGTGTGCTCCCTGCTTAGCCGTCAATCAATTAAGCGATTGATGAACCTGATTCGATGCGGAATAGTGCTTCTTCACGGAAACGTGCGAAGCCTAGAACGCCGTACCATCCGATTGGACGGAAGCGGTTCAACTTATCAGTAACTGGACCGATAACTGTGTGTGGTTCTTCTGCTACTGCCTCAGCAAGTGCTTGCTGTCCAGCAATGATTGTGCGGTACACCTTTGCAGATGCAGCACCGTCAGTTGCTACGTATAGGCGTGGTGACTCTACGAAGTAGGCACCCTTGTAACGTCCGATTTCTCCAGCCCAGATACGGTCTTGTGAAATACCGTATGCGTTTGGAACAACCCATCCTGCAGAAGATGCTTCTAGCATGAGGTCGTGTGCAACATCTGGGTGAATTCCAGCCCAGTATTCGCTTCCGCGCTTTCCTGATGCCTTGTTACCGCGCAACTTAGCAACTGCACGGCCAATGTTGGCTGTTGACAATGTTGCTGCTGCTGTAACTGTTGCTGTTGTTGTTGCTGTTGAACCTGAGTAGATTACGTTTGTACCGCCGCGAAGTGCTGTCATAGCAAGTGCGTCGATTGAATCTGCCTGGTTACGAGCCATCAATGTTACGATGTCTGGGTCGACATCTGAGAGTGAGAACAACTTCAACGCACGTGTGTTTGTTGTAGCGTTACCGAACTCCTGCATTGTGATTGTCACAGATGTAGGTGTTCCGATTGTTACTCCATCAATGTCTGATGTTTCTGTTAATGCAGTTGTTGCGTTAGCAAGGTCTGCATACTTTTGTAGAACAACGACGTTGCCGTTGTTTGTTGGTGATACTGGGCGCTTGTCCGCTACTGAACGAATTAGGGGTTCGTCACGAAGAGCAAATTCGATAAACTTATCGTATGCCTTCTGTACAAGACCTGCGCTACCAGCAACTCCACCCAGCGATGCTGAGTCTGTTGATGTGAAATTTGTAGCCAAGTTATTACCTCCAAGGTAATTTAGGAACTATGAATTATTGTGAGTATAGGATTCTGCGTAGTTCCTCAGGCGAATCTGCCTGGTCCATACGCATTTCTAAATCTTCTGCTCGGTCAGGTGTTAATGCACCTGCAGTTAAGTTATCCTGCTTGCGAATTGCAGCACGGTTTTCTTCACTGATTGCAGGCGTTCCTTCTGCTGGACTATAATTAAAGAGGTCGCCGTTTTCATCAAGCCAGTTCATAACTGACTCTTCTGTAACGTCTTCCAAATCTTTAAGGGCTAGTCGTGCAGCCTTAGGATTAACACCTTGCTTTTCTAGGACTTCTTTGACGGTTCTCTCTTTGTCAACCTTAGTATAATTACCAAGTTTTTCTTCGAGTTCTTTGATGCGCTTTTCGTCGGCCCGAATCTTTTTACGTAACTTCTTTTGCAAGTCACTTTCAGTTTCGGTCCCTGTGATAACGTCATCGTTATCGTCTTCTTCATCCCAGTAGTTGTTGCTCATAGCAACCCACCCTTCTATTCGTTGTAGTTCGCAAGCCACAGGTCAATTCGGGGAAATTGGCTGGCTCTTGCTCCCAGTCTAGTACGCTGCATGGGGCTGGTCGGTCCATGTCAGGATTCTATATTTGTCCGCTACCAGTTGATAGGGATGTACGACCTAATCCAGAAGCACCACTAAATTGTGCCACTTCTCTTGCGGTTAGTCGTTGTCTTGCTCGTTGTGCAGATGCTAGGCTATTGAATACTTCTTGTTCAGCCTGTGATTGTCCATACATGTCCATACTATCACCATAGATAGCGCTTAACTTCTCTGCGCTAGGTAGGATGTCTGCTATGGTTGCATAACCCTTTTGTGCTTCTGCTGCTGTTACGCCTTGTGCTGCTAGTTGTTCTGCAACAGTAACTCCAGTTTCAAGTCCCTGGATACGTGCTGCTGTGCCAATCTCTGCTGCTTGTACTTGGCGTTCAATCTTTTGGTACTGAGTTGCTGGGTCTAATGTGTATGCAACTAGGTCTGCCTGACCAATTCCGTAGTAATCACGGAGTGTCTTGCTAACTGCTGGGTCTGCATTTTGTACACGTTGTACAGCAATTTGTACACGATTAGATAATTCAGTTGGTGAGACATCGTTAGATATAAACTGACTGACGTACTCATCTGTATCAAACTGCTTCAATCCATAAGCACGCAATACCTGACGGTATGTATCTTCGACCGTTAGGTACTCGGATGGAGAAAGAACCTGTAAACCCTTTTTGATGCGGTCTGCATTAGCCTTAAAGCGTGCCTGGTACTCTGGTGTCTCTTGCAATTGAAGAGTAATAGTAGATTCAGTTGCACCATCAATAGCCAACTGACGAATCTTTGCAGCAAGCGTCTCAAGACCATATTGCTTGAAACGAGCCTGCATTACTGCAATAGCATTCTCTCTTGCTTGGTCTGCTACGCTTAATGTTGTTGCTCCAGCAACTAGTGCTGCCGCTTCCGCTGCAGTTGGTGCTGCAGGAGTTACTGTTGTACTGATATTTCCAGTACTTGTAACTGTTGGTGCGATGGTTGGGCCACCTGCTGCACCGCCTGTGCCAGTTTCTGTTTTAACTTCTTCTTTTTTAACTTCTGGCTTCAAGGCAAGTTTAGCCATGCTAAGTTCTTCACCAATGCGCCATGCAGCAACACTGCCTTTTGTAGGTGTCATAGCCTCAAGGCGTGCAATCTCAGCCTGTAGTTGTGGTTGACTTAAACCTGAGTATGAAGATGTAGTTGTAGATGGTGTATTAGGAACGTCTCTATCGAATGCGCCAGCCATTAAATTAGCCCCATATCACTAAATGCTTTGTAGGTAATATCATCAATAGCCTTTGTACCATTCTTTGTAAGTCCCCATGCTGGGTCACTTTTGACTGTGCGCTCAACCATCCATTGTGGCATAATTGCTGGCTTCTGTGTGGCTGGGTCAACATACTGTGTAATCTTGCGAACAGTCGGATTATCAAAGTCAATTGTATCAGGGTCAAGTTCTAAAAATGTAGCAACTGTTTGGATAACATTTGAAGCCTGTGATGCAACGCTGATATTCTTTGCAATTCCATCTGCATAAGCAGGAAAAGCACTTGCAGAAAGATTGCGAATTTCTTGCTCAATATCTTCTTGCGTGATAGTACCAGCAAATAAACCTTGTTGTTTAGATGTCCAATATTTATCGTTAAGCAACTTGCTTACACCAAATGAGTTTGCATATGTCTTTAGGCTTGTTGTATCACCAAGGATATTGCCACCAAAGCCAGTAATCTTGCCTGATGTAAGAATAGCCTGGTCTAGTTGGTTATCATCTAATCCTTTAGCATAGGCATCATTGACTAGTGAATCGAATGTTCCCGTATCGATACGAATACCAGATGAAACTAGTCGTTTCTGTGCAGCAATCTTATACTTCTGTACGCTATCTGCATATACGGCTGGTTGCTCTAGTTTTTGCTTTTCACGAGCCTTAACTGTTGACGAACTATTTCTATAATAATTAGTCTTAAATAGCGCCTCTAGCGCCTCACCAGTCTTATTGGCTTTGAATAATTCGTATACAGTGCGCAACTCTGGGTATGCTGCAAGTAACGCTTCGCTAATGCCGTAGGATGCGGCTGTCTCTGAACCAGTTGCCATTATGCACCCTGCACATTCTGTGATAGCCAGGATGAGAATTCGATACGCGCTGTACGGTCAGCCTCATCTGGGTTTAATGCTTTTATTCTCTCATCAATTGACTGCTCAACTGCTTCTTTTGTTGGCCCAGCCTCTTGCGTTACTACTGCTTCTAATTTTCCAGTAACTGGATTCTTGACCTTTTTAGTAGTCGTAACTGTTCCTTGCTCAAGTTTAATTCTTGCTTGAGCGCGCTCTTCTTCCAACTCAGTAGGAGTTGCTGGCCGCATGAACCTGCGTTGATAAACATTATTGATAATTGTATCAACATCTTCATCGCTGTACTTATAAATGCTGCGAGTTGGAAGATTCTCTCCACCAGTACCCTTTGCTAATCCAGGAAGAATATCTGATGCTAGGAGTGAGACTAGTTTATTATAGTCACCTTGAGCATCTGATGCAATAGAGATAAGTTCAGGCTCTGAACCAAAGAGGTTCTTGATATACTGAGCAGATGCCTTAACTGTGTATTTCTTCTTTTGAAGCATCTTTCCGATAACTTCAAGTTGAGTATTGCTTAATGTATCTATGAGGTTGAGACTAGTGAGTTCTGCTGAGTCAGTAGTATCCCAATTCCAACCTTTATCGGCTAGTGTTTGGTCTAATGAACTGATAATGCCAGATGCCTTTGGGTTAATTGGGTTAACTGGAGCAATTGGAATTACTGGCTTGCTACCTGGTAGTGCAGGCTTCTTTAGGGTAGTATTTAGGGAAAGCGGATTATACTTACCTGGTCCAACCTGTGTTTCTTTTTTAAATGGTGGCATTATTTAATCTTCCCCTTAGAGACCTCTTCGTGAACATAGTTAAACTCATCACCATCAAGGTATCGGTCATAGAATTGACTGAAATTAATATCCTGCTTAGAAAGTCCAGCAACATATGCTTGAACCTTAGCGCGTATATCAACAGCCTTGTCGGATGTAATTGAAGTACCGCGCTTTTCTAGTTCCTGCTTAACATAGTAACGGAAGTTTAGGTAGTCTACAATAGCGTGCCAACGTGGTTGCTTTGCTAAGTCATTCCATAGTTCTGGCGTATTAGCAGCAATTGTCAAAGCATCGATAACATTGTTGCGCTTTGAGCCAATCTCTGGACTTGTTTTTTCTTTATACCAAAGATTGTTCTCTGTCTTAGCCTTTTCAACGTACTTTGCTTTATAAGCGTCAAGAATAGTTTTGCCATATCCAGAGAGTGGGCTGAGGTTATTCTCTTCCAACTTCTGCTTAATGACTGTGTTAAACTTGTTCCAATCACGCCATCCCTTATTCACAATAGAAGATGTTGCAGTATCAATAGCATCTGATTCATCTATGAAGCGCTTGCTTGTTCCTGGAATTGGATTATTAATCATCCAGGCACGAGCAGAACTTGAGAATGCATAGTCAGAATCGTTGAATACTGCTCCAAGAATACTAAGATTTCCTGGCTTTAAGTTAGCAACAATAGTTCTAACAGCATTAGGATTACGCTTAACTAGTTCAAGTGATGTAGCATCCTGGTTGATTCCAGATGTTGAGTCAGTTGTCTTGTCAGCAATCATGTAGTATTCTGGGTAATCCATTGAGAAACGTTCTGCCCCATCAGCACCAAATTGCTTTTGGTATAAACCGAGTAGGTCAGCATATTTCTCTAAAGGGGTCACATAGCGTGGCTGTGCTGGCAGTACACCAGAGCCAATAAAGCGAATTGCAGACAATGCCTTAGCATCCTGCTCAGATTCTTTTTCAATCTGCTTCATATCATAACCAGATGGCTCAACGCCAAACTCGTCAACATGTTCTTTACGCTTCATCTCAAGGAACATTTGCATATCCTTGTTATACTGTGAACCATTTTGTCTAAAATATGCCTGATAGAACTGGCCTAGACGACGAACAGTGCTTGGAGTTAGCGCTCCAACTGTATTTGCTTGAGTTCCAAATGGAAGAATCAAATCGTTAAAGAACTTAGGTAATTCTTTGTCCTGAGCAATTCTGTTGTATGATGCAGAAATCAATGGGCTTGCAGATAGGATGTGTCCACCTGTTGGATTGATAGCATTAAACCAACTGACTGGTAGACGTCCAACAATTCCAAGAACTGGTAAAGTTACTTCTACGTATTCTGTACCATATTGGTCAACCTGTGGTTCATCGATATATGATGGGATATTGCCCATAGCAATAATCTTCTGAGGAAACTCAGGGTGTTCCATTGCGATGCGACCATATGCACGATACTGCTCAACTACAGCAGGAAAGAATGCAAACATGTAATCAAGTGCACCGTTGTAGTTCATGTCACGGCTAAATGCGTTAATCTTTGCACGATACTCAGCAAGAGCATACGCATGTGCTGTAGCCTCGAATTGCTTCTGATTTAATTCACTTAGTTTGCGGCCTTGTGAGTTTGCAAGGGCAACCATGCTTTGTAGTTTAAGTTCATACTTAGCCTTGTAGTAAGGCGCATATGACAAAGTAGCAGGCGGTAATGTTGCAAGCATTGTTACAAAGTCTTTTGTAAGTTGAGACATTCTGCGTACAAAATTGCTTTGGCCAGTTAGGTCAAGTGCTAGGTCGCTGATAACATCTGGACGCTTCTCAATATCTGGAAACATCTTCTTGAGTTCAACAACATTAACTCTGTTTTCCATTATCATTTTTTGCAAGGCGACATCAGGAGCAAATTGGTTAATTGCAGCAAGGCTCTTGTCATAAATAGAAGCAGCATCAGACCTCTTCATTTGAGTTCTGAACTTGTCGTCGTATCCCCAGCGTTCAAATAGGTCTCGTGACCCACTGCTGCGAATCCAATCCACAACTTCTTCTTTTACTTTTAATGGGTCCATGCCTTTGGCATTGCGAGCCATGATTTGACGGCTAACTTCGTCATTACGAAGTGGGTCGTTGAGGACTTTTTCCCATGAACGAAGATGCATGTCTTCGTCATCAATTGCTCTAATTGCACGACCACCATCACGGTCACGGCGTACAGAAGCCATTTCGAGTTCACGCACAGAAGCAAGTGCTCCGCGAATGTCATCCTTGCCACGTATCTTTGAGTAACTTATTTCACCAAAGCGACCAGAAAATGGTGCTGGGAAATCGTATCCAAGTACGTTAATCTTATCTTCGCTAACAACCTTTGAAGGAATCTTCTTGATGATTGCGTTTTCTTGACGGCGCAGTTCTTTTGCAGCCATTTTAAGGTCATTATCATACTTGACAAGACGCTCTAACTCAGCACCCATTTCTTTTGGTGGATTTGCTGGGTCATACTTTTGACGCTTTAGTGCATCTTGTGTGTATTTAATAGTATTATCATACTGCTTGATGTCTTCACGAATCTTATCAAGGTTACTCTTGCGATTTGTAACCCTTTGAGACCAGCGACGAATATCCTGCATCTTTGAAGGAGCGCCAATTAATGTATCGGTTGCGCTCTTAGATAGGTTCATGAATGAATAGAGTAGAACTCCATCTCCCCATGTACGCAAGGTAGAGTCACGAATAATGTTAATTGGGAATCCAGTACGCGCTAGCGTTAATGTTCTCCAAATTGAGTTAAATTCATCAGTAATTGCTTTGCCTAAAATTGCAGTATTGATTGGCAGACCGACTTCTGCGCCACGCTTCTTTGCAAAGCGAGCAAATGCTTTGTCGATTAGTGCAACATCTGGTAAGTATGCACCGTTGGCCAACTGTGAGATAAGTTGAGCATCAGCAATAACTTCGCCATCTTCAATCATGTAGGCTTTTTGTTCTGAACTAGCAGCCTTAGCCTTTTCGCTATTACGACGTGTAAGACGAATGTAGTTATCTAGAACTGCATCTTTAATACTGGAAGGAACTCCGTACTTATTAGCAACTTGCTCAAATACGCGCTCTTCAATTTTATTAATAACAGCCAGTTTCTCTGTTTCTGTCTTTGCCATAGCAAAAGAAGAGTACAAGTTACGTGCTTCTTCTGGTGGTAGAACCCTCTTTGTAATGCTTTCACGCATTGTTGTACGTACACGAGTTACACTTTGAAGTGGGTCGTTAAAGTTTACTGTTGCGTGTGGAGCATCATCGAGGTTTCTTTCGATAAATCGAATAGGTACGGACAATCCACTCTTCTGGTAAACTTTTTGTATAATCTGACCAGGTACTGTAGCACGAGTTGTTACATCTTCTAGAGCGCCACCCATCTTATTGGCTGCGCGTTGTTTTGCCATGTCGATTCTAAGATTCTCAACTGACTTAAAACGAGAAAATGTACGGTCTGTTAGAGCACTATCAAGTTTAAGTGCTTTATCAAGCCATGAGTATTGACCGCGAAGGTCTTTAATCTCTGCTTCGATAACCTGACCTGCATCAACGATGCGTCCCTGTAGCAGGTCATGCTGTGGCAGTTTAGATGTGCCGAAAGGATTGCGTGCTTCTAGTGTATCAAATACACCTTCAAGGCGCAGTAACTCAGCAAATGTTGCTGGATGCTTTGTTTCAAGTTCCTTGATAGCAGCCTTATCGCCAATACCAATTCTCAATACGAGTGCCTGAGTGTCAAAATCTTTACCAGCAACTAAATTTGCTCCATTTAAACCAGCAGGATTGTCTTTGAATAATGGATGTTGAACGATTGTTGCAACATCATTATCACGGATAAACTCCATCATGGGAGTTATACTTGTTTTTTCCCCTTGGGCAGTTCTATTGATAGTATCGATTGTTGATTCGAGTTTATCAGCGCGTAGTAAATTTGCTGCTTCTGTTTTAGCAAGAAGGTTTGGAATAAGTCCAGTTGTTTTTTGGGTAACTCCACCAACAAGGGCGGTACGCAAAACTCCGCCACCAAGTTGAGTTCCCTTAATATCTGGAGCAAGTGCTACTTCTACGCCAAAATTGATAAGGCCTGATACAATAGCGCCAATTCCTCTATCTGTATCTTTAAGAACATTGTTTTCAAATGCTTGACCAGGAATAATACCAACAACTTCACCAGCAAGGCGTGTTACATCTGTTCCAAAATTATAAAGTTTTTGTCCTTTTTCGGACTCCGCAAGATTAGCAGAAATTTTTGCTTGCTCACCAAACATACCAGCCTGTGAAACATCACGAGATGCTTTTCCTGCTAGTCCAGCACCAAACGCTGCACCTGCAACCGCTCCAACTGGTCCACCTACTGCAAATCCAGCAACACCACCAAGAACACCACCTGCAATTAATTGCAATCCAGCAAGCATTCCCATACCAGCATCATGGCGTGACATGTCATTTACAAAAGCATAATTAGAACGTACGTTTTTCGCTCCAGCAAGAAGAGCCTTAGAAACTTTTCCATCAGTCTTTTTATCAAGTTCAGCAAGACCATATGCTGCGGTACCAAGACCAGCACCAATTGCTGTACCAGCACCAGGAATGATACTACCAATTGCTGCACCTGCTATGATACCCTTAGGTGTACCAATGGTTTCCCCACCAGCACTGATAAGTGTTTGACGTACATCTTCTGCACGGTCATTAAATGACTTTGGATTTCTAGGCAGGTTAGAAGCAAGGTCTGCTGTGACGCCGTATGGAATACGACCATCGCTATTGTATATAGAAGTTCCAGCCTGATTAAAGGTTTCACTTCCTGGTAAGCCAAGAGGTTGCTTTTTACGCAACTTCTCTTGAGCATTTCCCATAATATTAATAATGCTCATTAAATAATTGTCCCTAGGTAGGCAGCGTAATCTTTAGTGCCTTGCGATGAGCCAGGCTGTGAAGCCCAAAATTGGATAACTGGATAGTATGCACGAATTGCATCAATGTCTGGGTCGCCAGTTGGTGGCTTAGGAAGACCAGGAATGTCCATTGCTCCAGGACCCATTGGCGCACCATCAAGAACTGATTGTTCAGGCATCATTGATTCTGCAGTAATTGGAACTGGTGAAGGAGAGGTTGGTTCATTATTTACTTCACGATACATTGCTGCACCGCTTTGTTGAGCCATTGTTGACTCACCAGTAGAACCCAATGACTTCATACCTGGAATGTACATTGTTGGCTGTCCTTTGCCAGATTGTCCATTTCCACCAAGTGGGTTAATCATTGTAGGATTGTTTTGTGGTCCATTTTGATTTCCACCACGATTGTCCATCGGTGCTGTTGTCATGGTTCCTCCTACTTAATATGTTTAATTTGAGTTTTAGATATGTATGGTCCTGCGGTAAATGCTGTTAGTTTTGCTGCTGCTTCCATTGCTTCATAAGCATCAGCACCTACAGTCATTGCTCCAAGTGCGTAAGGAGCGCCAGAACCTGCTGCATATATACCAGAAGAATTTTTACTTACTGAACACTCTTGGTCGACATCAAATATTTCTCCACCAAGTGCAATAATGAATTGAAATCTCAACTCTTTATTGTCTTCATCAAAGTTGTATCCATTGTCAGACAGGCACTTACGAAGTGAAGGCATAGCCTTTGCAATCATAAAGTGATACAAGTCTTTGTAATCTGCTTTAGTTGGAACTGGTGGTTCCCATATATGCTGTGCTACATCGCAAGGTAAAACCTCGCCAGAGCCAGCAACTAAATATGGGCCACGTTCTGCAATTTTTTTTACATCTGGATGGGTATAGATATAACCATTGGCATCTGTTGTCTGACTATCCGCAATAATGATTGCGTCTTTCTCATACTCAATGCCGATGATTGTAGTCATTGTCCCTGTCCCTTAATTACTTATCGTCTACGTGTTGTACTAACTCTTGATTGCGCTGTTCCTGCACCTGTAAGTCCAGAAATAAGACTCATGACATCTGGTGGTGGTGCTTGAACGGAAGGAGCGCCTCCTGCTGGAGCGCCGCCTGGAACAGGGGACGGCTGCTCAACAGGCATACCTGGAACCCCAGCAGGAGGAACTTGTGGCTCAGGTGCAAACGTCTCGGCAATAGCATCTTCTAATGCTTTTCCATTCTGACGTGCTTGTATCACCGAAGCAATATTTCTGATAATTGCCGATGGGTCCTGTCCCTGTGTTGCCATCTGTGGGATTGCTTGTGCTGTTGAGTTGAGTGCGCTTAGTAAACCTGAACGCAATTGTTCAATTTCAATCTTCTCAAGTTCTTGTGTAACGTTAACTGTGAATGGAAGTTCACGCATAGCCATATCCTTAGAGATGAGGCCACCACCTAGTGCTTGAAGCATGAAGATAAGACCCTGTGCTGGATTGAGACCAGCAAGCATGCCGTAACGAACATCAGCAGAGTAATCAGCCTTGATGTCGCGTGTTGGCTTGTACTTAACTTCGTAAGGTGAACCTGAATCCACTCCACGAATTGTCTTCTCGTCTGGGAAAATCTTCTCATCTACTTCAAAGCATATAGAAATTACATCACGAAGTGCAGCAGCAAAGATTGCCTGTGCTGACTTAACCTGTGTATCGAAGGCACCCATAAGTGCCTGAACGCCTTGTCCCGTAACAACAGATGCGTCGATGTTTCCTGTGCGACCTTCTGGGTAGCGTGAGCCGACTCGAAGTTCTGCATTTAAAAGTGTTTGCTCTGTAAAGGCACCTTGAGGAATGTTGAGTTCCACACGGCGTACACCTGCTGGGTTTGCTGTACGAATGACAGCATCTCCACCAAGTTGCAATTCTTGAACATCCTGAGGAAGGACGATTGGAGCCTGTACTGACTTCTCTGCTGCTTCCATAGCAAGGAGAGCAAAGCGGTTGCGAAGCAACTGAATTCCAAGTACGTCATCAAACTGTCCACGTAGTTCACCATCGATAGATGGTTTACGTGCAACAACAATCATCATCTTTCCGATTGGGTTCATCGCTCTGGAAAGAATTAAGTTCTTCTTTTCAGGGATGTAAACGATTGATTGGTCAGCATCATAGTAGCGAATCATCTCTAACTGATGGTTGAGGTCCTGCTCATAGCCCATACGGCCAAGCAGTTGTGACTCATAATCAGGGAACTGAGATACGAGTTCGCCTAGTGACATGACATATCGTTTAGCGAATGCCACACAACGTCCGTAGCGGTCAAATTCTGGGTAAGCCCCAATAGGATTTTCTACGCGGATTCGTGGCAGTTTGCTTTCTTCGTCTAATTCGATAACGAAAGGGACGAAACCATATGTGATATACCAGTCTGCTCCTGAGTACATTTGTACTGCAAGGTCAGAGTGGGAAAAGTAATTTGAAGCGATGCGTGTGCGCTTATCAGCGAACTGACGAGCCTTGTCGCTTGTCTGGCTAACTGCAGAACAGTTAACGGCAGGAAGTGGTGCCATAACCTCAGATAGGTCACGAGCCACGATGTCGATAAAGTTAGCAACTACGTTTGCGTCTACACCGTCTGGGAAGAAGTCTGGGTAAACCTCAGAGATTTTTCCCTTACGGACAGCAAGGACGTCCTGGTTGCGAGAATCTCGCTCAGTATTGCGGTAGCGTAGAGATTCAACTCTCGCTACAACTTGGTCCATTGATAACGCCATTGGTTTCCTATCCGTAGTTCTCTTGCCATTGTTGCGCAAAAGCATCGTCTAAATTGATTGAGTTGCGTGTTGCTCGTTGGGCGCGTGTTGCCCATCGGTTAGTTTGATATTGACCTACACGACTTGATATTTGCATCAACTCGCGCACTCGAATTACGGCAAACCATAAAGCCATAACACAGTCTGTTGGGTTCTTAGTGTCTGGCTTCCATGTAATCAATTGCTGTACCAGAGACTTCAAGCCTTCTGAACCTTCATTGCTTGGAATCTCAATCATGCCATTGTCCTGGAAGCGTCCATCTTTGACACTACCAAACAAAGGTGACATTGACGCCACACCGAAACCTACGTCCCATTTATTCTTACCAGTAAAGTGTGGTTCTAACCTACAACCCCACATGGTAAGGAAATCTTTTAGGTCAGTATCCATTGAGTAGGCTTTCTGGTGGGCATTGATTTCCACTCTGAACTCCTGTGGGCGGTATCTTTCTACCCACTCCTCAATAAGAGCCCTCTCCTTTTGTGGGGAAGGGTCTGACATATTGACGCAATCTAAAACATATATATGACTGTCAACTCGATTATAAGTTACAGCCACGAAGGCCGAACGGCCTGCCACTGCTGGGTCGAATCCGATGACTGTGTACGAACCTTCGACTGCTCTTGGGTGTCCTGGAGTACCTGGTTTAAGCGGTCCGCGCTTTCGCATACCGTTAACACATCCTGCCACCGCTGTTGGTGAAAAGATAGAATCTGATTGGACATCTTCTTGTTGGTAGACCATAGCCCATACCGACGGAGCGACCTCAGAGCGACGCTTAAAGAGAGAAGGTCCATCCCACTTGGGATAAAGTCCATCCTCGAATTGCTCGTCGATGTCATTTTCTTGAATGTTGGTTTTAGGCCAAAGCGTTTTCCAGTTTTTAGGGTCTTCATCAAACTCCAGTACTGCAGGCATAGCGCAGTATGTAAATGGAGATTTGCCACCTGTCCACTGGTCGCCGCTTCGTATCATTTTATATAAATCAATGGGCGCGACACGGGTTCCTACGATAACTAGTTTTCCGTGCCGCCCCAGGCGCGTGATAACTTCTTTTTGAAGCCATTCAATTTGCTTCTCCCACTCGTGGGCATTTGAGTTCATCACAACGTCATCTAGGATAATGAGGTCGGCTCGAGCACCATAAATCTGTGAACCGAAGCCGAGGGCTTGGACAGTAGGGTCTTTCTCTCCAGAGTCACGACCAGTGCCTAGATAAATCATGTCGGCAGACCATTGAGTTGAATCTGCCTTATACCCACCGTTAGGGCCGAAGGCCGTTTGCAGTTTCATGTATGCTGGGTGGGAAAGTCTTGTCTTGATAGCACCTAAGAACTTACGAGCCATACCCTGGGTCTTTGAAACTACAATGACTCGAGTATTTGGCTTAGTTACGATTTGGTGCAAAACATAGTTGGTTGTAATCGTGGTTGACTTGGCATGCTCTGGTGGCACGTTAATCAAGACACGCTTTGGGTCTCCTGGCTCATAGGTCATACCTGCAGGTTGCCAGCGAGGTTCCTTGCCTTCGATTAGGTCAATCCAGTTTAACTGATGGTCAAAGAGTTGGGTATCGAGGAACTGCATAGAGAAGTCCTCGTACGAGATGTCCTTTAGGTCGGCTAGGTCAGCCTTGATACCTTTGCCAGCAAGTCTGGCAGCATCAGCCTTTTTCTTAAATTCTTCGTCCACCATAGACCATTGACGGAAGGTGGTGTCGTTACGACCGACGGCGGCCATAGCGGCTGTGATGGTAGCACCCTGTTCTAGTAGGGCTAGTACCTTGGCTTGTGCCT